CGGTGCAAATTCATTTCAACGCCTCAAACGGCCAAGGGCACGGAACTGAAGTTTTTTATACCTCCTCGGCCGGCCACGAATACGCCGAGGCGATCTGTGATGCGATTGCCGAGGCGGCGGGGCTGACCAACCGCGGCGCCAAGAACGACGACACGATCGGCGGGTTGTATTTTTTATCACACACGAACGAAGTTGCCGTACTTCTGGAAATTTGCTTCGGGGATAATGAGGGTGACTGCATCACATATTTCGATGAGTTCGATAACGTGTGCGAAGCTATCTCTGATGCGATCACCACGGTGGGCGATCACGACGACGGCGTAATCAAGCCGCCCGATCCTGATGCGGATTATCTGTTCACGGCGGAAGGAACGTGTTCAACTTTTGGCGGAAAAAATGACACCGGGGTGTCGCCGTCAGAGGGGCTCGCATTTTTCTACGAATTTTCCGATGCACCATGGCTATTCGAGAAGGATCAGCCGCCCGGCACGACGGGTTTAGCCCGGCGCATGGATACGAGCGTGTTCTATCTGGCGTGCCGCTGGGACTACGATGTCACCAGCAAGGATATGTTGGCGAACAGCGGCCAGATGGCGCTGGTGACCAACACGAAGACCGGCGTTGCGCGATTGGCGCACCCTGCTGATTGGGGGCCGCATGGCGACACAAATCGTGTTGTTGATTTATCGCCTGGGTTAGCGGAAAGTTTGGGGGTTGGTACGGATGATGAGGTACAGGTAACCTACCCATGGCGCACATAGCGAAACTGCCCGCGGTTAAATATTTGCGCGCATGTGTCAGTTACTGCCCCAAAACTGGGGTACTGCGCTGGCGGACCCGCTTGCGCGAACATTTTCCCAGTGAGCGTGAATGGAAGAGGTGGAATTCGCGATATGCTGGGACTGTTGCCGGCATGATTAGTACCAGAGGCTATCGTCGGCTTCGCATTGATCGTCATCGATATAAGGCACATCGCCTGATCTGGAAATTAATGACAGGCAAGGAACCGCCCGACACGATCGATCACATCGACGGTAATACCGAAAACAATATTTGGCACAATCTGCGCGCAGCAACACAGCGACAGCAGACGCACAATGCGCGGTTACGGAAAGACAATTTGAGTGGTTATCGCGGTGTTCGTCGGCGCGGCAAAGGCTGGCTGGCATTTATCAAGATTGATGGGGCAACCCATGATCTGGGTTGCTTTCCCTCAATGGAGCAAGCTGTTGCTGTTCGACAAGCCGCTGCCCGCAGGCTTTACGGCGAATTCTACCGCTCGCCTAGTTAGGCGTGGCTTGCTGCAAGTGGTCGAAGCCGAGCACATTGCCCTGGCTGTCGCGGCTGGTGTCCTCGAGGATGCAGTACAACTGCACGCGCGACACGGCCGACGATCGCAGGATGGTGCCGGCATAGGCGTGCGCGCTGTCCAGTGTTTCAAAAGATTTGGCGCGCTGATCGATCTTGCCGGTGCCGATGCGGCGCCACACCATCACGACGAACGGATATTTTGGGATCACGGTTTGATCTCCTCGTTTGATCAGCGCGCGTGTTAGCTTGATGTTTTCTTCGGCCAGCCGGATGAGTTCAGCGCGCAGCCGCTTGATGGTTTCGCTGGCGGTGCTCATGGCTTTGGCTCCAGGGCGCGACGGTCGCCATAGATGCAGAGCAGCCACACCCCGAGATAGCTCGCCCATTGCAGACTGAGCACAAGGAATAGCGTCTGCGCATTGGTCACGGCTTTGGCTCCAGGGCGCGGCCACACCCTATAGGCGGGCATCCTAGACCGTGACAGATTGGGCAATCGGCTGTCAGTTCAGCAATGAACGCCCGCAGCCGCTCGATCTCGGCGTCGCGTTCCCGCAATCTGCGTGCAAACCGCTGGCGTTCTTCGTCGGTCATCGCAGCGGCATCTGACAGCCAAGCAGCACGATCGCCAGCAGCGTGCCGCACGCGATGCAAAACAGTATCCAGCCAAATGCCGGCGCCCATTGCGGGATCATTCATCGCCGCCTTTCAGTGGTGCCATCCAGCTTGCGCTTGAACGGTTTGTTGCGGTTGGTCGGAAAGCCTCCGGGCTTATCGATACCGCTACGCTTACGTCGGATGCGTCGGCCTTTTGCAATGTCCTTGATATCTGATCGAGTAATTTCTCGATGACATCGTTTGTGCAGGCAAACGCAATTCGACAGTGAACTGTCGCGGGAAATCTCCCAGGGAATTCGGTGGTGATACTCTGGCCGTTCTCCTCCGATCGGCAATCCGCACTGCTCACAGTTCCCCCCTGCTCGTTCATAGGCTTGGCTCCTAACCTTCACACTGAACTCAACGCGTTCAACGCGCATGGTCGGCCACGTCGTCGGCGAATTTGACGCCGCGCTGTGTGCCTTCGGCGTACATCAACTCGATGAGTTCGGCCATTTGCGATGTGCTCATCTTGCTCGACTGATGGCCGCACGGGAACCAGCTTTTTTCATTGAGTGTTGGCAATACCTCAACCTTATAACCAAGCTCCTGCATGAAAATGGCCTTCCATTGCTCGGGCGTCCATTGCTGGTCGCGCAAGGTGGCCTGCTCGGATATCTCTCCCAGCATCGCCCACATTTTCCGATTTTGCTCGGACGTGCGCGTTTGTTTTTCTTTGTCCACGATCATTTTGTACGCATTGCTCGCGGTGAACGTCGGGGGGGTGCTCATTCTTTGATGTCCTGATAAGCCTTGAACGAGTGCCGCAATGCCTCGATGAAGACATCCAGATCAACCTTATAATGGGCGAGCATCCAGACGATCTGGTAGGACAGCACGGTCAGCACATCGTTGCCAAATGCGGACGGCTTGAGGCCGGCCATTTTATAAAGCTCCAGGCTGTCGTTCCACCAAGTGGAGTGTTTGTCCTTGATGCGGTCGATCAGATCGCTGCGAAGTTGCTTGTCGCTCATGTTGCCTCCTGTGAGAAACCTCACAATCTGTTCCGCGGATGCTTCCTTCATGCCGCCACCCTCTGTCCGTAGGCGCGCACGCGCGCGACCATGGCCTGTAGTTCGTTATTGAACCGCGCAAGCTCGTCCATCAGCTTGTCGATGTAATCCTCGTCGCGCTCGGCGCGGCGCACGAACATCGGCATACCCGGCCAATAGACGCACAGATCAACCCACTTGCGGCCGGTGACCAGCAGCGCGCCCTGGCATTGCGCGATGTGTTCCGGTGGGAAGCGATCGGCGTCGTGGGTGGCAATCAGCAGTTCCGGCTTTTGAGTTTTTAGCTCCAAGATACCGTCATCGTTCAGCAGGGCATCGGGGCTGCAGCCGACATAGGCGCGACGCACGAAACCCACCCGCGTCGGCCTGGTGTTGTTCCAGCCGAAAATGTAGTTGGCGCGGGCCTCATCTTCCATTCGGTTGCCGCGTTCCATTTCGGGTGATTTGAATGTCTCGGCCGGCTGGCCGGTGATGATCTCGCCGGCAAGGCGGCGCATGTAGGTCGCGCGCACCTTGCCCTCGCCCTTGGCCTGCACGTCCTTGAAGCAGGATGCGGTCGGGATGCCGAGCCGGGCCTGGAACCATTCCGGCGATCCCTGGACGCAGTCGATGATCTCGACCGTCATTGCGTTTTCCACTTGCTCGCGCCCGGCGATTTCGGCCAGGCGATGATCTTCTGCCGCAGCATTTCGAACAGCGAGGCCGGCACCTCGGCCAGAGTGTCGTGGCCGAGCGTCTTGACCAGCAGTTCAATCCATTCCTGTTGCACGTCAGGATCGCAGTATTCGCGCGCCTTCTCCCAGACGTATTCCATCTGCTCGGCATCGAGCAATTTTTCCGTGTTGTCCTTGCCATTGGAGCGGTTGGCTGCGTTGGCGTCGTCGTCCTCGTCAGCGGCAATGCCGATCAGTGCGGAAAGCGAATAACGGCGTGCATAGGTTAGTGCCGAGCCAATCTCCTGCGGCCGCCCAGACATCGGCAAGGGATGCTCGCTGGCAATCCACTGGCCCGACGTATGCAGCAGCCGTGTATGCAAGACACCGTCGCCGATGGTCTGAACGATGGCGAGGCCGTTGGCAGACAGCGGCTTGCGTGCGGCGTCGAAGATGGCGGCCAGATCGGCGTATTTGGATTTGAAGTGCGGATTGACCCGGTTCATGACGGCGTTTTCCATCATGCCCTGCGCCTTGGCCAAGGCGGCGGCCAGTTCGCTGATTTGCTCGGATGTTTTCATAGTTGGTTCTCGCGCTGGCATGGCTAGGCGTTGGGCTTCGATGGTCATGACGTGCCCTCGGGTTGGACAGGCGGTGAAGCGCCTGTCCATTTTCCCGGTTATTGTTGAGTTGGAGCGGCTTCGACCGCCGGGGTGGTTTCGGCAACAGGTTCGGTTGCCTGCGTGACCGCCTCGGTGATGCGTTTGACGCCCTCGAAGTACTGCGCCTCGGCCCGCTTGAGCGCAGCAAAGTATTGATCCTGTAGGCGTGACATTGCCGAAGTGTGATCGCGGACCTGTTGGGTATAGTTCCGCATCACGCTAGATGGCTTCCTTGCAAGTTCGTTCACTACACAAACCTCCTCGATTGAGCGATTGATTTGAGTTCATCGCGGACGCGGTTAAGCCGCGACATTGCGTCCTTCGATCCGCCGCGATCCGGGTGAAGGCGTGTTGCCAATGCGCGGTAGCCTATATCGACAAGTTCCTCGGCAAGGTCGCGGTGCAGTTTGATTTCATCGTCCTTGGCTTGTCGCTCTTGCACGAAGTCATCACGCGCCACGTCACGTAGCACGCGCTTGAATTCCTGTTGCTGCTTGGATTGATTGTCATCGCGACGACGATCTGCGTGACCGGTGAACTCACGCATGCTGTTAGGCATATGCGCGGCCCCGCCGCGTATTTGTTCCTCACGCGCCCAACGCATATATTCCTGGGCAGTGCGCTGGCTTAGATCAAAATTCTTGGTGAGCCATCCGCTCCATCCACCGCGGCTGATCTGATCCTTGGCTTCGACCAGCATTTGGCCGGCAAGGCGATAGTGCTCCCGGCCAGCGGTATTGCCTTGTTGTAGTTCGCTTTGAATCAAAGGAATAAGCACCTTGAGCGGGCGAGCAATCTGCGTGTTGTGTTTTGCGAGAGCGGTCATCCTTCTGCTCCATCCGATGTCATGGTGTCTAACTCGGCGTCCTTGCGGGCCTGCTCGACCTGCTCGCGCAGTTCCTTCACGCGCTCGCGGTCCAACGGCATGCCCATTCCGAACTCGGCGATTTCGAGCCGGATTTGGAGGGCGCGGAAGTGTTGCTTGGGGGTCATCGCAGGCCATCCTTGCCAATGAACTTGGTTGCAAATTCATCGCCCAGGTTTTGCAGCGCCTCGCCGAGCCCCATATCGAGTGCCCAGCGGGTATCCTTGGACTGCAAGAATTTCTTGATTTTGGTGTCCGACCAGCCCCGCTTGTGCAGGTTCTTGGCGATGGCATTCCAGAGGATGTAGGCCGGCCGATCGTAGGAATACATTGGCCACTCGGGATCGTTGCCCCAGCAATCCTTGCCGTGCAATTGGCCAACCTTGTCGCTGAT